GGGCGGCTGCGACGGCAAGCCGCAGAGCGTTCCGGAGCGTCTTCCTTCCGGCCCGATGCGCGAACAGATGCGCCGGAAGGGGCTGTAAATGGAAGGCAAGAAAGGGCGCATGAACCGCGTCTATACGAAACCCGGCCAGAAGGCTCCGGAGGCTGCGATCAAGAATGGCGGCAAGTCGAAAGACCCTGCCATGAAGCACAGCAAGTCTCCGAAAACGCCAAAAATGGGCGGCTGATGTGGCGCACCGCGAGGCGAAGGACATCGGCAGCCAGTCCGGAGCGCGCGACGTGCGCAAGACCCCGGGCAAGGGTGCGAAGTTGCCGCCCATGGGCGCGAAGCGCAAGATCATCGCGCGGCACGCGGACGTGAAGCACAAGGCGAGGACGAAATGAAAGTCTCGAAGAAGGATCGCGCCGGCAACAACGGGCGCAACTGGTCGGAGTCCGTCGAGCTGCGCCACGGCGTACCGTGGGGCGGCAAGAAAACGGATACGGTATTCGGGCGCACATCCAAGAAACCCGAAGAGGACGACCGGCCTTCGCGCACGCCGAAAGACCGGAACAGCGGTTCGCCGCTCGCGAAGAAGCTTGCAGGGAAAGTCATCGGCTAACCTATGGCCCGCAAAAAGAAAGAAGAAAAGCAGGAGGAAAAGCCCGTCATCGAGACCGTCGATAGTCGGGCTCTGGACGCTGAAAAGACGGGCGAGGAAATCGAGAACTGGGCCGAAGACATGTCATCGGACGCCTACATCGAGGCGGCGAAGCTCTATCCGAAGATCCAGAAATGCTATGAAAACAAGCAACAACAGTCGGATTGGGTGGAAGAGTACTGGAACATCTACAACGCCCGACCCGATGAGAATCAGCAGTACACTGGAAATTCTCAGTGCTACATCCCCGCTGTGCGAGACGCCATCAACGCTCGTTGTAAACGCACTCTCGCAACCCTGTTCCCCGCAAATTATAAGCACGTGGACGCGGTCGGGCCTTCAAGTGTTACTCCGTTCCCAACTCTCGCGCTGCTAGAGCATTACATACGCAAGACGAATCTGAAGGATATCGTCCGCGCGGATCTGCTCTCCGGCGATGTCTCCGGCCAGTGGCTGCTTTATGTCGACTGGATGAAGACGACGCGCCGCATCACGGAACTGATCAGGAAACCGCCGATCCTGTCCGACGAAGAGGCCGGCGTGGAAGCGGAAGATGTGACGGTTGACGAAGAATGGGATCTCGAAGAGAAGGAAGTGATCGACGAGATGCCCGACATCACGCCGATGGCGGTGGATGACCTCGCGGTCTACCCGCCCACGGTGAACGACATCGAGCGCGCGACCGCGACCGCGGTGCGCCTGCGGCTGTCGAAGGAATCCGTCCAGCAGTTTATCGACGAAGGCGTCTTCGTCGGCTGGAACGCGAAGGAAATTATGGACAATCTGAACGAGCCCGATGGCGGCCGTCAGAAGCGCGTCCCGAACAAGCGCCGCGCGGCCGACGCGGGGGTTCGCACCGAGGGCACGTACAAGTACGCGCTCATCTACGAGGTTCATACGAACCTTGAACTCGACGAGAAGCGCGGCAAAGAGCCTGTCTTCATCTACTACGCCGGCCCGGAAGTCATTCTCGGCATTATCCGTAACCCCTTCTGGACGAAGAAGCGCCCGCTGATCACGGCGCCGGTCGAGAGGATACAGGGCACGATCTACGGTATCTCGCGCGTTGAGCCAGTCAAGTACCTGCAATGGAACCTGAACGACTACTGGAACATGGGCCAGGACAGCGCGCAGTACGCGCTGCTGCCCATTGTCATGACTGACCCGCTCGCGAACCCGAACTATCAGTCGATGGTCATGGGTCTCGCTGCCGTGTGGCTGACCAACCCCAAGACGACCCAGTTTGCAGAGTTCCCGCCGATCTACAAGGAGGCCGTGGCCCTGTGTCAGGCGATCAAGGCGCAGATTAACGAGAGCATGGAAGTGAACGACGCCATGCTCGGCAAGGTTCCGGCGGGCCGGAAGAATCAGGCGCAAGCCGCTGCACAGGCGCAGGAACAGCAATCCAATATTATCGACCACGCGAAGCGGTACGAAGGCTGCATCCTGAACCCGCTGCTTGAACGCATGTTCGAGCTGGACAGGCAGTTCCGCACGAAAGAACTGACCGTGGTCACGATGGGCGAAGTCGGGGCGCGCGCCAAGCAGGAAGAAATCCCGGTTCAGGCTTTCAACGAGCGGTATTTCTTCCGCTGGTGCGGCACCGCGTACCAGACCGGCATGCAGCGCATGCAGCAGATGATCGCGTGGATGAACGTCCTTCGCGGCATCCCACCGCAGCAACTCGACGGCCGGCGGTTGAATGTCGGCCCGATTTTGGAGATGGGAACCGAGCAGATCTTCGGCCCGGAAGTCGGGCCACGCATCCTGATCGACGAACGCAACCTGTTCCATGTCGAGCCTTCGGATGAGAACCTGATGATGCACAACGGGCTGCCCGCCGAGGTGCACCCTGCGGACGACGACCAGCGGCACATTGCCGAGCACATGCGCGGCGCGACCCTGACGGGCGATCCGATGGGGCTGTTCCGCGCCCACATTCAGGCGCACCAGCAGGCCATGAATCAGAAGATGCAGAAGGCGCTTGGCCCTCCGCAAGGACAGCAGGGCGTACCCGGCGGGGCGGCACCCGGAGTGGCAGGTACTCCGCGCCCCGGTGCGCAACCCGGTCAGCCCCGACCACAAGGGCCGGCGGGCATGATCCATCCTGACACGGTTCAGGATCCGCAGATGGGGCCGCGATGAGAAACTTCTACGCGCGCACCACCCCGTGGGGGACGATTCAAGTGGGCGATCTGTTTTGGAAACTTTCGGCCGCCGAACGCTCGGCAGTGATGGTGCACGAGCGCGGTCATCTTCGCTACCGGCACGTGCTTAAACGCATATGGCGGCTTGTGACCTTCCGTTGGCGCGGCTTTTATGCCATGTGCGAACAGCAGGAATTCGAAGCGGATCAATTTGCCGTTGATCGTGGTTTTCAGCGCGGCCTTGAGTCGTTTCTGCTTCGGCACGCATCGCGAGTAAAATCACCCGGATATCCCACCGCAGCACAACGGCTGGAGGCTATCCGTGAGTGATGAATTCAGAATCATTCCGTATCAGGTGCGTTCCGCCGGTACGGACGTGCCTCCGGAAGAAGTGCAGGCCGCGATAAATTCGCTCGCGCAGCAGGTAACGGTTGACCTGAACATTCTCGCCGGTCAGGCGCAAAGCCCGACCGGGCCGGCGGGCGGCGACCTTGGCGGCACTTACCCGAACCCGACCGTGGTCGGACTACACGTGACGACGGGCACGGAAAGCGGAGTCACGGTCACAGGCAATACAATCAATAGTTCGCCTATCGGGCAAACGACACCGGCAGCCGGCGCCTTCACGACACTAACCGCGACCACGCCCGTTGGCGCGGCGAGCGGCGGCACAGGTCAGAACACGCTAAGCGCCCACAATGTCCTGCTCGGTGAAGGCACGGGTGCGGTAGGCTTCGCCGCACCTGGCACCTCCGGCCAGATTCTCGCATCGAGCGGCGCGGCGGTTGACCCTTCGTTTCAGACCAAAGCGGCGCTCACGATTGCATCGAGCGGCGCGAATTCGGACATCACCAGTCTGAATGCGCCGGCACTCGGCGCGGCGACAGCGACTACGGCGGCGGCGCACACCAACACCACCCAGGTCGCGACGACAGCGTTTGTCGAAACGGAATTCGCAAGCCCGCCTGCGGCTGGTGTCGGAAGCGTTACGCCTTCACCCGGAGCGTTCACGACGCTATCAAGCACCGGCAACTTCACGCCGAGCCAGACAAACGGCATCGTCGGCACGACCACGAGCAACAACGCCAACGCGGGCAGCGTAGGCGAGTTCATATCCGCAAATGTGGCGACCGGCAGTGCGGTATCACTGACGACCAACGTAGCAGCTAACGTCACGTCCATTTCACTGACTGCCGGCGACTGGGATGTGAGCGCAGAAGTCGTATTCGTTCCGGGGGCAACGACTACGATTGCGTTACTGTCCGGCTGGGTAACCACGGTCAGCGCGACGCAACCGGGGTCCCCGAACAATGGCGCGAAGTTTCAGCTTGTGCTGCCGTTCACGACGGGCGCTGCACAGGAACTGCCAGTAGGAACCATCCGCATGAGCCTTGCATCCACGACGACGGTGTATCTTGGCGTGCTTTCGCAATTCGGTGTTTCGACGATGGGCGGCGCAGGCTTCATTCGCGCCCGGCGCGTACGTTGACTTTTTGTAACAAATCGCATATAACCGGCGAAAGCCTGATAGGAGCTATCGTGCGAAAACTCAAACTTGCCGAAGTGATCGGCGCTATGTTTCCGGGGATTCAGGGCGCGACTCCCGTCATTCCTGACAACGGTTCGATGCCCGATCAGGTCGGCCTGATCAACGCGATCCTTTCCCAGAATCCGTGGCCGGCGACCGCGTATAACGTCGCAGCGAACACGACCGGCTTCACCGCAACGCAGCAGCAGATCATGGCGGCCGAACAAACGTATCTGAACCTTACCGGTACGCTCGGCGCAGGCGCAGCGCTCACGCTGCCGACCGTTGCAACGATGCTCGCGACACTCACTCCACAGCAGGCACAAGTCGGATCGACCATCGTGCTTCGCATCCTGAACGCTTCCGGCGCCGCGTTCGCGTGGACGGTTACCACCAACACCGGGTGGACGCTCAATGGACACGTAGCGATTGCCCAGAATACCTGGGTTGATTACGTCATCCAGTTGACCAGCATCGTGAACGCGACTGCCACGCTTCAGTCCGTTGGTTCGGGCGTTTCGCCTTAAGGACAGCAATGAACAAGCTTCTTAAAAAACTGCTAGGCCTGATCTTTCCGGGGATTGACGGAGAACCCGACGATGTTGACCCTACCCCTGTGGATGATCCTGCTTCATCTGATCCCGATATCGATGATCTTGTTGATTCTCTCGACGACGATCTTCCTGATGATCCTCCCGCGACTGCCCGCCCACGCCGTACTGATGCTGACGACCGCCTGGCTAAGCTTGAGGCTGAAGTCGAACGCCGGGGCCGACTGGCAGCAGAAGCGGAACGCACTCGTGCTCCGGTAGTCGATCCGGAATTTCAGCGCGAAGAGGAAAAGCTCCGTAATCCGGAAACGACGGATTGGGAAAAGTGGCAGATTCAGACCAATCGAACCATTCGGGCGGCGGATCAACGTTCTGCGCAGGCACTTCAGCACGCACAGGACATGCTAGATCGCTCGCGGTTTGAGGCGAAGGTAAACAGCGAGCCGCGCCGCGCGAAGTACACGGAGCGCGTGGAAGAAGAGATCCAGCGCGCCCGGCAGCGCGGCCAGCAAGCATCACGCGAGGATGTCTATTACTGGATGCTCGGTAAGGACATCGCGGAAGGCAAGCTGAAAGCGAAGCCGAAAGCAGCAGTCGCGGCGAACGTGCCGCGCGGCAAGACTCCAGGAGTTCGGAGTGATGTGCAGGGCCGGGGCCGGCCGCAGTCGGATCACGACAAGCGACGTGCGCGCCTGGAAAACCAGAATATTTAACCACGAAGAGGCAACCATGCGAATCCTTCGAAAACTGGGCCTCCTGTGGGCCTCGCTGTTTCCGGGCGTCACCAATCAGTCCACCAGTTTTACGGCGGACGTTGAAGCGTACATTCAGGAAGAAGTCGAGCCGCTCGCGCGCCGGCAACTCGTCGCGTACCAGTTCGGCAAACCGCTGAAGCTGGACACGAACCGGGGCACGACGTACACGGCTTCGCGCTACCAGCGCTTGCCGCTGCCGTTCGCACCGTTGCAGGAAGGCGTCGCGCCTCCGGGCGAAGCTATGGCGCTGCAACAGGTCTCGGCCACCGCACAGCAATGGGGCGACCGCGTCATCATCACCGACGTGGCAAACCTGACCATCAAGCATCCGCTCTTCCAGCAGGCCTGTGAACTGGTCGCAC